AAAGCTAAAAACCAAAGCAGAGAGTATGTTTTATCATTTAACTAAAAATGCGGCGCGAGATGACTTTCAAGAATTCCGAGATGGCTGTGAGTGTAGCGCAGAGGAATGGGCCGAAATAAAGTTGATCATAACTAAGGCAACAGGCATTGAATTCAAGTATTTGTAAATAAATTAAACAAGTAAGAGGGTATATGATGACTTTTAAATTAAGTGCACGATCACAAGAAAGATTAAACGGTGTTGATAATCGAATATTTAGCATAGTCGAATTAGCGCTAACTATCTCACCAATTGATTTTGGCATACCTGAACATGGTGGATTTAGAACCGCGGCAGAACAGCGCAATCTATTTAAAAGCTCAAGAAGCATAACTAAGTGTGATGGTATTGAAATTAAATCAGAACACCAATCAGGTTTGGCCTTTGATATTTACGCTTATGTAGATGGTAAGGCTTCATGGGATAGGACTCATTTAACACAAGTAGCCGCGGCATTATTACAGGCTGCTGCATTGTTGGGTTATCCGTTAACCTGGGGCGGTAACTGGAAATCATGGCAAGACATGCCACACTTTCAATTGGAGGAGTAAGTTATGGGATGGTTAACAACACTAGTATCTGGTTTAGCTTCACCGGTAGTTAATTTCTTTACTAAACGAAGTGAAAACAAAACCAATGTAAAGCTTAAGCAAATAGATAGACTAAAGAACTCTGATGATTCGTTAGCTGAATGGGAAAGTATTCAGGCTGAAAATGGCAAGCATAGTTGGAAGGATGAATTCTGGACGATTATTTTAGCTATACCGCTGGTTCTATGCTTCTTTCCTGATTACGTTGGTTATATTGAGGAAGGCTTTACAGTGCTTGAGAGTATGCCAGCGTTCTATCAATACTGGCTTGGTGTCGCAATACTTACATCATTCGGTATAAAATTCACCAAGAAGTGATATAATTACGGTGACATTGCAAAATGGTTGTAATGTCGGTGACATGTTCATTTAATTCAATTTGGAGTAAGATTATGAGTGGCGATAATAAAGTTAAACCACCAAAGACTGACAGTGTAAGATAATTGTTAACAATTGATATAGCCTATTTGGTCGCGCCGTTGTTTTTATTTATAATCGTATTTAGCGATATTAAATATCTACCTCACGCGACCATTTTATTTTTAATGGCATTTGTAAATATATTATTCGTTGATGTTTTTGGTATGGTTGATTCGCTAAGTTACGTTGAATCAAAGCAGTTACTGATGTGGTATGACATATTAATAGCTATGCTTATGATTGTATTATTACGAATGGATAAACAGGCTTGGAAGCATGCGTTAATTTTAGCTTTTGCCGCTCTATGCCATTTCATGATAATATACGACCTAACGATTCATTCATCATTTGCCAGTAACCTATTCTACACTTGGTATGATGAGCTAATAATAATGGTTGGTATGCTACAGATGGTGATTTCACACAATGGACTTATTAACGCACTTCGAAGAATGCGGTCACATATACTCAGGGTTAGTTATTATTATAGGAATTATAGTAAGGGTGGTATTCCACATAAAAGAAGTGGAGAGTGGTCGTGAAACAAGAAGTAACAAGGGTTTTGGCGGATGGAGCCGCAGCATCAGCCGTAAGCTTGGGCGCCGCGACTAAATTAGGTTGGTTCGAGTTCATCAACACCAACGCACCAGCTTTAGGTTTCTTAGCTAGTTGTATATTTGGCATTATAGCGACAGTGTTTTACCTTATGACTTATTCCAAGGCTACACAGGCAGACCAAAACAAAAAAGACTTACAAGCACATATAAAAGAGACTGAGGTATCATTTAATCACGTTAACAGCGGTATTGATGAGATACTTAGTAAATTAACAGAGAAAAATGATAAATAGTAACATAGTTAAATCAATAACTTAGTTAACTTCCCTCAGTACAGATATAAACAACTCTAAAGGAGTTATTATGGCAAAGCCTAAACTAACAGCTAAACAGGAGATGTTCTGCTTAGAGTACCTAATAGATTTGAATGCAACTCAGGCAGCTATTCGTGCTGGCTATTCAGAAAAGACCGCTCAAGTCATTGGGCCAGAAAACCTTGCAAAACCTTATATAGCCGAAAGAATCGCATTAGCATTCAACGAAAGGGCTGAGTCAGTCACTATAGACGCTAAATACGTACTTAAAAGACTTGTTGAGATAGATGAGCTAGATGTAATAGATATCCTTGACGATGTGGGTAATAATTGGCCTAAAGCATGGAGAACATCAATTAGCGGTTTAGATGTTCAAGATATGATTAGCGGTGATACCGAATCGGTTATCAAAAAGATTAAATGGCCTGACAAGCTTCGTAACTTAGAGTTGCTAGGTAAACATGTTGACATTAAGGCGTGGGATGGTGAAAACTCAGATAACGATCAACCAATTCAGAAGATTCAAATAGAGGTCGTCGGTGCGAACAGTAACGATTAAACCTACCCAGCCACAAGCAGACTTTCATGCGTTGACTTGTAAGCATCCTGCTTTCGTTGGCGGGTTTGGCACTGGCAAGTCTGAAACAATGGCTAACCAAGCTTTCATGGATGCATCAGTTTCAAGTAGTGCATTGATTGGCCTATATGAGCCTACCTATGATTTAGTCAGGTTAATCATGGCGCCGCGAATCGAAGAGAAGCTTCAGCAATACGGTATAAGATACAAATATAATAAATCTGAAAACATCATCTACTCATCAAACAATCAGTTTGGTGATTTTATATTAAGAACACTTGATAATCCTGCTCGTATAATTGGTTATGAAACTTACCGATCGCATGTTGATGAGATAGACACTCTCAAAGAGGAAAAGGCGCAAGAGGCTTGGATTAAAATAATCGCCCGTAATCGTCAAATACCTAGTGGAGCAGTAAATCCATATAATAGAGTTAGCGCATATTCAACACCTGAAGGGTTTAAGTTCCTATATAAGTTTTGGAAGAAAAACCCAAAGATTGGCTATGAAATGATTCAGGCATCAACGCTTAGTAATCCATTTCTTCCTGATGATTATGTCGATACATTAAAAGCATCATACCCGCCACAATTAATTGAAGCTTACATCAACGGCGACTTTGTTAACTTAACAAGCGGCGCTGTTTATACTTCATATGATAGAAAGCTGAACTCATCAAATAGAGTTATCCAGGATAATGACCACTTGCATATTGGTATGGATTTTAACGTTGGTAAGATGTCAGCTATTGTTCATGTTAAAGACCAGAATATAACAACCGCAGTAGATGAGTTAATGGGAATACTTGACACCCCATCAATGATTGACGTTATTAAAAATAGATACCCTAATCACCGTATAACTATTTATCCTGATGCAAGCGGCAAGAGTAGAAAGCCTGTTGACGCATCTAAAACAGATATCAGCCAATTAAGGGTAGAGTTTAAGGTTGTAGCTCCAAGTAAGAACGGCTTTGTTAAGGATAGGGTTGCATCAGTTCAGGCTATGCTTTGCAATGCTAATGGTGAACGTAAGTATTTTGTTAATGAGGTTAAGTGCCCTGAAACAGCTGAGTCATTAGAGCAGCAGGTTTATGATAAATTAGGTGCTCCAGATAAATCACACGATAACGATCACCCTAATGATGCTCTAGGGTATTATATCGTTAGTCAATACCCAATTATACGCAATCAAACTCACGTGCAGCACATGATTGTATAACTATCAACTATAAATGCTATAATAGCTAAAATATCGGTTAAGCCGATTAACTAAATTTAAAAGGCTTACTATGTCAAACGATGTCACAACACCGAGAGAAGAATATACAACCATGCTACCAAGTGTGGAGAAGAACCGCTTAGCTGTTGCAGGACAACGAGCAGTAAGGGCAGCTGGCGTTAAATGCTTAGCCCCTCTTGCATCTATGCTTTGCTCAACTACTTATAACGACCAAGGTATTGGCCAGGTGTCATACTCAGCAACTATGACCGCTGAAGGAATGGCCAAATATCAAAAGTATTTAAATAACGCTTACTTCTATGGTGCATCAGGCCGAACAGTTACCGGGTTAGGTGGTTTAATATCAGCCAAGAAGCCACTAAAAGAAATCCCCGCCTCAATTGATTACATGGATGAAAACGTAAATGGCAAAGGTCAAACCTTGCGTGACTTCTCTGACGATGCAGTTAGTGAGGCGTTTACATCTGTATGGTCAGGCGTTTTAGTAGCAAGACCTACAACCCCAGAAGGTTCAAGTAAGCTAGATGAAGAGCAACAAAACTTGCGCCCTAAATTACTACACTATAAATTCGAGTCTATTATCAATTGGGATTACGAGGTGATCAACAATGTTGAGAAGCTTTCGTTATTAGTCCTGAAAGAGTCTACTACCAAACGTGATGGCTTTAAGGTTGAGTCTGAGATTCAATACAGAGTGCTCGAGTTGATAAATGGGTTTTATACCCAGTCGCTTTATAACGACGTTGGCGAATTGATTGAGCCGCAAGTATCAGTTATGTTCAACGGCAAACCGTCAACTGAGATACCGTTTTATTGGATTGTAGCTGAAACCATGACTAAGGCTGTTATTGATGACTTGGTTGATGCAAACTATGAACACTACAATATCTATGCTGATTACGGTTCTAAGCTGCATTACTCATCATTCATCATTTACACTGAAAACAGTAGCAGTCAACAAAATAACAATATGGTTATAGGTAACGCTGTTAAATGGAATGGCTCGGAGGATGGTTCATTTGGTATATTACAACCAGATGGCAATGCAGATAGCCACATGATAGCGCTAGAGAAGACCGAGACAAGAATGGCATCATTAGGCGCTGAAATGCTTAAGCCTCGCACTAGTGGTGCTGAATCAGCCGAAGCTAAAACCCTAGACCAAGTAGCGCAAAATTCTACTACTGCAAATGTAGCCATTACCGTTAGTGATGCTATTACCAAGGCGTTAAACTTCTCTAGTATGATTATGGGCGGTCAGGAAGATGCTCAATA